GGAAGCCCTCACGAACCAACAGCACGCTCTCAAGCACAAGCTCGTCTCAGTCAGCAATCCAAATTTGCTACGTCTTCCCTCTCTCACCCTCTCGGGTGACGCCAACGTAAACGCCTCCGCTCTCGAGGTCACCCTCGGTCGTGTCACCCAACGGACAGCTCTCGTCACGCTCGAACAGACGATCCAGAACGAGGCCGTGATCGACGTGGAGCTCAGGGACCAGACGTTCCTCGTCGAGGTGCCGAACCTTTTCATGCAGGTCTCGGGCCAGGTCCCAGAGTCGATCGACGGACAGCAACGCGCCTCGTACCTCCTCGTCAGGTCGCCCAACGAGAACAGCTTCGGGGGCTCGTTCTTGTCGATGACTCTCCAGAGCAAATCAGTCTCGGACGCAACGTTCACTGTGTACGGCACGACCGCTGATAAGACCCGCATCAAGTCTTACGTGAAGGTGACGGGTTTATCATCAGGTGCCAGTAGTGAGTTCGCAGTAATTCTCGATAAAGACTTATGATCGTAAACGTAAGACGAGTTTTTAACGAAAAATCTGGACAGTGGAAGAAACTTGTCCTTTGTAAGTGCGATAATGATTCGTGTTTTTCTTTCTTTTCGAGACCTGGGAATTTTGTTAGTTCTGTAGAGCGGGTTGGAACGAAAGCGATCTTTTGTTCTAAACGTTGCTGTGTTGATGTTCAAAGAGGGAAGTCTCCCTCAGATGATGCTCGTAAACGAATGTCCGAAGCACAGCGTCAACGCTGGACGCCTGAGAGGCGTGCCCACCGGGCCGCTAAAATGCGAGAACGAATGTCTCGCCCAGTTAACAAGTGTGACGTATCGTTGAACGTTCTCGAGACTTTTTCGTCTGTTTGCGACGCTGCTCTCGCTACGGGAGTTCATCACGGGACGATCTGCTATCGTATACGTAAAGGCGTGGTGTTTGATGGTTTTATTTGGCGTTATGCGTCAGAAGCGAAGGTCACAAAGAGGTCTTCGAGTCCCATGAAAGGGACAAAACGTTCGGCTGAAACGATTGAGAAACATCGAAAATCGATGACTGGTAAGAAGCTCTGTGNTGAGTCGTCTGAGCGACAATCGGTGGCGATTGCNCAGAAGATCGCTGATGGAACGTTTATCCCGAATGTAAAGAGTAAGAAGGGAACGTTTCTTTCTGAGAAAACTGGTTCGTTCGAGGCATATGATTCTTTGTTTGAGAAGATGATGATGGTCAAGTTTGATCATGACGATGATGTCTCTTTTTGGACGAAAAAGCACGGACTCGTTTTAAAGTTTCAGGATGAAAACAAAAAGAACAAGTCTTATGTTCCGGACTTTTTAATTGAGTTCGTTGATAAGACGATTGCGCTTGTTGAGACAAAGGGTGCGTTTGATAAAAACAGGGCTCTTAAACGAGCTGCCTTAGAATCGTTTTGTGAAGAAAATGATGCTGAGTGTCAGTGGATTGAGATCAATACAGTTCATGATGAGTACGTTTCTTTTGTTACAAGGCAAGCTTCATAGTTTGTTTAGGGTGAAATCGGCCCTTCTTTCATGGTAAGCTGTCTTCATGTCTCTTCAAAGAAACATGAGGATCTTGATCGATTGCGACGGTGTCTTGGGAGACTTCGTCACCCCTTACCTCGAGCTCATACGGACCGTGACGGGCGATCGGCACATGATCGACGAGGTCACCCAGTTTGACGTGTTAGCGGCGCTCGGGAAGAAGGACGTCGAAGCACAGGTCCTGGAGCTCTGTTCGCGCCGAGGGTTCTGCTCATCTTTCAAGACGTTGCCCGGCGCGGTCGAGGGCGTCGCGGCTCTTCGTGAGCTCGGTGACCTGTTCGTCGTCACTTCGCCCATGCACGTGCCCTGGTGGACGTGGGAGAGGACAGAGTGGTTGTCGAAGCACTTTGGCTTCACGAAGAAGCAGGTCTTGTATACGTCATCGAAGGAGATAGTCTCCGGTGACGTGATGATCGACGACAACGAGGTGAACCTCATCGAGTGGCAGGCTGAACAGCGGCGACCTGATTATGAGGTCCTCCCACTCCTCGTCGATAGCCCGTGGAACAGGAACGTCGAGCACCCGGGAGTCGTCAGGATGAGGAACTGGGACGAGATCGTGCTGTGGTGCGCGAAGTGGGGGTGTTAACAGGACGTGTCCAAGCGAACTTATAAGATTTTGAGTTCATTCTATTATTTATTAAAATGGGACTGATTTATAAGATCGTGTGTTTAGCGAACGGGAAACAGTACGTCGGACAGACAAAATTATCTGAAAAGAAAAAATGGGATTCATATCGTTATGGAGCGACATCACATAAAAAGAACAGGACATCGTGTCGTGCCATCTTAGATGCGATGGTTCACTACGGGATTGAGAACTTTTCTTTTGAAGTGATTGAAGAGTGCGAAGATGATTTATTAAGCGTTAGAGAGATGTTTTGGATTAGTGAACTGAACACAAATCTTCGAAAGGGTGGGAATGGTTACAACTTGACGGATGGCGGACAAGAAGCAACTGCGGGTAGAAGTCAGGTTGGACGTCCTCATACAAAAGAAACAAAAAAGAAAATAAGTGAAGCTCATAAAGGAAGAAAGTTTTCGACGGTTCATCGGTCGAACATCAGTCGCAGTAAAAAAGGTCAAGTAAGAAAACAGACTGATGCTGAGCGTGCTAAACGAAAGTTAACGTTAAGACCGTATATGCATTCTGTTATCTGTTTAGATTCTGACGGCGTTGAGCGGAAATTTGACTCGATAAAACAAGCTGTTTTGTTTTTGAATAGTATTGGGTTTAAAAACGCTAACGGATCGCACATTAGAGGATGTTTAAAGGGTCAACGGTTTAAAGCGTATGGATTTTCGTGGTGTGAAGGTTCACGAATGTGAAACGAACAATTTGTATTGGCGATCCTCAAGGCTGTGCGACAGAGCTCGAGCAGCTGCTTGAGAAGTGCCGAGCGACTCTTGACGATCGTGTGATCATCGCGGGGGACCTAATAGATCGCGGCCCCGAGAGCGGGCGCTGCATCGACATCGCGATGAGGCTCGAGAGGAGGCAGGGAACGTCCTCAGCGATCTTGGGCAATCACGAAGAAAAACACCTTCATTACAAGGACTTAGAAACGTGGGGCCGAGACCCAAAAGTCGTTATCCCGACGCATGTTGAGACGAGGAAGCAGCTCACGGAAGAGCACTACGCCTGGATGCGAAAGCTCAAGCTGTTCATCAGGCTCCCAGAACACGATGCTGCAGTTGTCCACGCGGGTGCGTACCCCGGGAGACCGCTCGAGGCACAAGACCCTCATCACCTCTTACACATCCAGATGATCGATCCTCCCAACGAGAAGTCGATGTGGCCATCGAGAGCGCCGGAAGGCTGGAAGTTCTGGGCGCACTTCTGGGACGGTCCCGAGAGGTTGATCTTCGGTCACTCGGTCCTCGACCGTCCGCTCTTGACAGACAGGGTCTGTGGGATCGACGGCGGAGCGTGCTTTGGGATGGAGCTCAGGGCCGTCATCTTGCCTGGGTGGGAGATCGTGAGCGTGAAGGGACAGCACGATCACGGGAAGGGCTCGCGAGGCAGAGGGCGTGACAAGATCAAGACGATCCCTGTCCACGGAGACGTCTGCACGTTTAGCTGATGATCGAGCGTTGTCATGAGATCTCGTTGCTTTTCTCTGGGGAGATTCCGGTCCCCGGTGCGTACGTTGCTGCACGTCGTGATGATCTTTCACGTGGTGTCATCATCGCCGTGATCGATGAGGAAGTGATGGTCTTGTGGTCTGTCTTACCGAGAGAAGACGTCAAATTCACCAACTTTACTACGTTCTCGATGCCTCTCGTGAGACGAGCGCCTGCCTCGATCCTCACGAGCGAGATCATAGGAGTGCAACCGATGGTTCTTCCGTCGACGGGGAGCATTTTCTACTTTTGACTTGAGAGATTTTNGTTGAGGGTTAACGGGAGCGAGGCGGGAGAGTAGAGAAGGGAGAGATGAGCGAAGAGCGTAGAGGGATCATCTATCTCTTGACGAATAGAGTCAACGGAAAGCAGTACGTCGGTCAGACAGTATCGAAACTAGATGAGCGATGGTACGCTCACGTTGGAGGCTCAAAAATTGAAAACATTGGGATGTTGATTTGTCAAGCAATTTGTGAATTTGGTCCTGATGCGTTTTCGCGATGTGTTTTGGTCGAGAGTCAAGAGTCTAAGCTTGATGATCTTGAAGTCAGTTTTATCGCTAAGCTAAGAACGCATTTTTCTTTTGGCGGGTACAACATGACACTTGGAGGTGCAGGAAAGCGCGGGCTTAAGCAGTCTCCTGAATCGAATGAAAAACGACGACAAAAGATGTTGGGTCGAAAACATTCAACAGAGACGAAGAAAAAGATTGGGATTAGTGGACGCGGGAGGAAACTTTCAGGTTGGCATCGAACTAAGCTCGCGATGAGCGCTTCGAGAGAAGTTGTACAGCTTGATCGATCAGGTAACGTTGTAGAAACGTATTTTTCTATCGCAAACGCAGCGAAGCTTTCTGGAATCTCTATGGGGTCGATTAAGAAAAGCCTCTTTGAGAAGAGGTACACGGTCGGGTTTCTATGGAAGTACAGAGACGAGATCTCCGAAGAGATCTGATGGCGTCTGAAACATCAGTCATCAGGCTAAGTTGTCGAGAACGTGAGTAACAGCGTTAGAACTACAAGACGTAGACTTACCTACATAGATCACTCGTCCAGGTACATCCCTTGGATGAAAGGGGACTCTTAGCGTGGCTATATATAAAGAAATATTACCTGCCGATATAAAATCGGCTCGCTCATTTCTTAGCCAAT